CACCGGCTTTATGACCAAAAGTCATGCGCGCCCTCACGGGCCAGCGACAGGGACCCCCACTATTGTGGGTTACGGATAGCTAACGCCATCTCGTAACGATCTTTGTTTTTCGTTTACAGATGAGATCACGTGGATCGAGTACGTAATCCTCCTCGTTAGTGTAAACGGAGTCATTGATGTGGCTAATGCCATTATTGGTCTTTAGGCAATACATCAATAGCTCTACATCATCGTTTATACCTTTCGGTATAGCTTTACATCCTGGAACAGAAGTCAATACACAGTGTTTTTCGTCTTGTGGAATTTCTATACCACAATCTAGTAACAATTGATATACATTACACATATCAACTTTTTTAAGTTTGTTACGAACACGTTTGTATGAAGAAATCTTAAGTCCCTCAGCTTTTAACTCTGAAAAGAATTCTTTAAGTTCTTCCTCAAAGTTAGAGCTAAAATACACAAGTCTTATTGTGTATAAGGTTCCCGCTTTCTTGAGCGAGAGAGAACTTTCATCTTTTTCAAGAATCACTTCATAGCCATGAAGCATTTCTGCACTAGGAGATACAAAATCCCTGTGCTCAACAGAAATAGATGTGCGACTCCAGATGTCAAAAGGTGTTTCTTCTGAGTTTTCTGGAACATAACTACATGTCATCCTTGGAAAAACATCAAGGATTAGACTAATAAGAAAATTATTCGCATAGTGATAATCAACATAATTATGCTGTAATCCTAAAAGTTCCTGTAAAGCATCACGTGAAGTACCACGTGGATAATATGTACCTGTACAACAAAAAGTTTTCTTCTTTGTGCACAAGTATTCTACACCACAGCTTTCGCGATAGAGTTGTTCACCTGTATAAGTTTTGTCTTTATTAATTTCAAAACCTATGGATGTACATATATGAGTATAAACATCATATATATCATTTGGTATTATAACATCATCATTATAGACAGCTATACCGACATCGGTAATCTTTCTATAATAATTTCGTCTTTTCTTAGGAAAAGAAGAGTTATAAAAAACCTTCTCAGGATGAACTAAAGATAATGCTAAAATAGCACATGCTGCAAAAATACTACTCTGTATAGCACATGTCATTGCATTACCCATAGTGGAAAAATGTTGATTCCTAACTTTCTTCCCATCTATCATCGTATAATTCGTTCTTGCCTCAATCATATCAGAATATAGATCAGGTAATGTATACGAAAAAAGTTCTCGAACAAGGTCGAGAGAAATAAGGTCACTTGCCGAAGATTTATCAACGGTAGTTAAACCTAGTTTGAAAGCGTTTTTGCACAACTGCTGGTTGATAGATTGATCATTAAGATCAATACCTATCTTCCTTAAACACTTTCGCATACCAGAATCAATTTGATATGCAAGTATTTGTCGAGAAACAGGTTCGGGACAAACACCACGGCCTTTCTTGTAGTCTTTTGGAACTACAATATAGCGATTACAATCTGCAGGAATACTATTGTTAGTATTAGTAACTGTAGAAGGTAATATTACGCCATGTTCAAAAAGCCATGATCGATTCTCACATGCTTTCTTCCACTTTTCATAATAAGTCTGATAACCTTCATAGGTAGAGCCAGGTGGCAATGTAAATAAATTACTATCTTTCTTATAATCGTGGAAAATAACAAGAAGAATTTCGCGAAGATGCTCTAATATGAAAGAGCTTGGGTTTGGATGATCAATATTCCAATCCTCTTCGCAAGTGTAGTTGTCTTTTCGATTCTCAATGTTTGACCATTGAGTCTTTCCAAAATAACCACATTTTTTATTAGTCCTGAGAAAGCCGTCTATGGCTTCTTGAGGATCTAATGTTTTAACGAGTATACGCCTTAGACATCCTAAGAGCGTATTTACTCGTGTGAGTAGAAAAGAACCATTCTCCTCACTAAGTAACTTCCAGTTCTTACCAAGAACATGGTTTAGTTCAACATAGGTACTCCAGAATTCACTTCTTTCACCTATTTCGCTTTGGGACAAAAACCAAAGACGATGTTGATCAGCTTCTTTAATACAATTTTGTATTCCGTAAAGCTGAATACGGTTTTTTAGTAAAATAGGATCTTCGTGTGTAACATCTTGGAAAATATTACACCAAAGATTTAAACCAACAAAGAAGTTATATGTATCTTCTTTTGCATACTCTTTGCTACTAATGCTAGGAGTTATTTTACTAACAACTGTCTGACATTCATCAACAGTAAACCAGTAATTTCTAACTGGTAATACAAATTGATTTTGGGAAACAGAATTAATAGTTTTTACTGATAATTGTGAATCCCTTTTCTTTTTGCCAGAACTTTTGTTTGTGCTTTTAGTAGCACCTTTTGGATGATTACGTCCAATTGTTTTATTAGTTTTTGTCTTTTGTTTTTCGATATTTTTCATTAAAATATCCTCCTTTATAGGTTTTTGTGTTACATTTTATAATGTAACATAGCTTAAGTAAATCCAAGTAATTATGCTTTAGGATTCAGCTGCTGCATCATCAGCTGATCTAAAATATAACCGTCTGTACTTGAATCTTGTAGGGCACCTACTACACGCTTAAGCATAGTAAGTAAATCCGCAGCTGT